GTGGTCACACAGTTTTACGTCACACGTGACGGATTGCGAGACCCTGCATATCTGTACGACAACAACGGATACGGCAGCCAATACCTAGTGCGAAAACTCGAATCGTTCCCTGCTGCCCTGCAACCCGAAGTAACCCGCTTGGTGCGGCAATACCAAACCCTATTCATATTGAAAGGCAACACATGAACTGCACACACTGCGGAGATACCGTGGCCACAGCACGCTGGGCCTTGGGCCGACACACATGCCTGCCATGTGGCGAAGCCGCTGCCAAGCAAGAGCGCAAAGGGTGGACTGTCGCCCCCATGCCAAAGAGTAACTACATCCTGATAACAGACCCGTCCCTGCTCAAGGGACTCAACACGTCACACAAAGGAGGAGCCATGACGTAACAACATTCCTAGCCCTAGCAGGGCAAGCCCTGCTTCCTACCAGTAGGAAATTCTTCAACTCAACCAACCACGAAAGATGATATGGAAACTACATACAACCCGCAGTACATGATCGACACGATCCTAATTGCTGCAAACATTCTCAAATATGGTGGCGAGCCAATCACCACACGCCGCCTTGATGGGGGCTACGAATGCAACCTATCCGTGCCACACCGTGAATGGCATCGCCGTGAGCAAGACCGATACCCACTGCACCCTGCCATCACCAAAGCCATCGCTCTTGCACGCCCCGATAATTGGCAGCGCCTGCTGCTGGAGTGGCCGCACGTACCCACAACCATCACCGACAAGGGCCGGGTTGCCTACACACAGAGCGAAGCCAAGGCAGAGCGTGACGTGCAGACTGTCACCTCACTGGGCAAATACCTGCGCTCACACTTCACCATGCTGCCCGATCACGCCATACGTGACATCGTGGCCAGCGTCACAGCCACAGGCATGAAGTTCGTGCACACCACAGCCGAGATGATATTCCACCTGCACCGGGGGCCACACTCTTGCATGGTATGGAACGGAAGCGATGTGGATGAACACCCGTACCGAACCTATGACCCCAAGTATGGCTGGCACATGTGTGTGCACATTGAGGGCGATGACACCGTGGGCCGTGCGCTGTGCTACCAAAGCGGCGATGAGAAGTTCTACGTGCGTAGCTACCGCAAGACCGGGGGCTATTCATCCAGCGATGAGCAGATGGAACAGTGGCTGGCTGAGCAAGGCTACAAAAAGCGTGGTGGGTGGGAGAGCTGCTACCTTGCCCGGCTGCCGGGTATTACCCATTCCTGTGACTTCCTTGCACCCTACCTCGATGGGGACACACAGCGCGTGGACACCACACACCTGAACGGTGAGCGTTGCTTGGTCATCACTGAAGATGGCGAGTACGAATGCACCAACACCGATGGCACTTACGATGATGCGGACATGACCACATGCGAGTCATGCAGCGACCGTATCCGTGAGGGCGATGGGTATTGGGTTGGCCGTAATGAGGACACGATGGTGTGCGAGTACTGCCGTGATGAGTACTACCGCTTTGCGTATGGCCGCAACGGGAACCAATACTACGTGCATGAAAATGACACCGTGTACGTGGAGTCGCAGGATGAGTACTACCACGACAGCTACCTCGGTGACAACGGCATCATCTACCTTGCCAATGGTGAGTACGAGCACGAGGACAACGCTGTGCAGATCGATGACGAGTGGTATCACGTGGATGACGATGACATCGTGTGCCTTGACAACGGGGACTATGCCCTGCGTGACGATGCATACGAGTGTGCCGAGTCTGGCAAGTGGTACAGCAAAGATGACGAGCCGCCCGTTGAAGTGGATGGCAACCTGTATCACCCCGACAACGTCCCTGAACAAACCGAAACCGAATAATTCCTACCGAGTAGCAGAGCCAAGCTCTGCTAGGACTAGGAAAAACCAATGAGAAACATCATGCACAAAAATTCTATCCTTCACAAAACTCTCGCCCGTGCTTTGTCCATTGCACGCCCACACAACACCAAGGCCACGATGTATTTCACACAGTGGCTGCAAGACGCACTGCCCAAGCATCTGCAAGAGGGCGCATGGCGTGACGTGGCTGGCAATCTGCACATCGATGCACGCTCAAGCACCAAGCACCGCACGCTGTTCGTTGCCCACGTTGACACTGTGCACAAAGACGTTGCACCCAACAAGATTCGCAAGACCGACACACACTGGCATGCTGACGGTGCGCCCCTCGGTGCAGACGATGGTGCTGGCTGCGCGATGCTCATGCACATGATCCACAAGAACGTGCCGGGTTACTACGTGTTCACCCAAGGCGAAGAATGTGGCGGCATCGGTGCGACCCACCTTGCTGAGCACTACCCACAGCTGCTGTCTGAGTTCGACCGTGCCATTGCGTTCGACCGCCGGGGTATCGACAGTGTCATCACACACCAAGGGTATGGGCGCTGCTGCTCAGATACGTTCGCTCAGCACTTGGCCGATGAGTTGAATGCGACCAACGACAACCTGATGTATCTACCCGACAACACCGGTGTATATACAGACACAGCCGAGTTCACAGCCATCATCCCCGAGTGCACCAACATCAGCGTGGGCTACGACCGTGAGCACAGTGACCAAGAGTCCCTTGACATCCTGCACTTCAAGCAACTGTCCGAAGCTGTGACCAAGGTGCGATGGGACATGCTGCCTGCCGAGCGTGAGCCGGGAGTAGACGATATGGAGTATGGGTTCGCAAGCTACAAGACCTTTGGGTATCCAGCGTATGACGAGCACCAGCCCATCACCGCACACTTCCTTGACACTGAGGATGCAGTGATCGCTGCGTTCCGTGGCGTGACCAAACCACTGGTGACCCTGATGTGTGAGAGTGTGTACCCCGAAGACCCAGCGATGGCCGAGCGGTATATCAACACCAAGAAGCTGACCGATGAGGTGCTGGAGCAGCTCGAAGACCTGCTGTACAGCAGCAACCCCGACACCATGCTGGCAACAGCGTATGACCTTTGCTACACAGGAGCATGAGATGAAATACAAAGGCCCACCCAAGCCTATCCCAACACACCGTGAACCCATGTCCGATCGTGCCGAGTTGATCTGGTTCATCGTGCTGGCGGTAATTTTTGTTTTGTTTTTGGTATTGGAGGTGGTATGAAACTTTTACGCAAACTGTTCACGGCCAAGTGCTGTGAGTGTGGTGAGGTACGTGTCTGGTGGTGGCAGCGCCGCTGTGACTTCTGTGACGTAGGTGAAGGGAAAATGAAATGAAAGACACGAACAAGTGGCACTTCGTTCAGCACTTCTCGCCTTACTACGACTACGACAAAGAGTTGTACTCGCTGCCCGATGAGGGCAACACAAGCGTGGATATGCGCCTGACGTTCAATGCGGACGACAACACCTGCTATTACACGATCAGCTTGCACAACAATGACGGGCAAACCCGTGATTGGGAGAAGGCCCACCACATACCGTGGGCTGTAGGCCTTGCCATGCTTGACGCCGATGGCGTAACTTTTTCCAAGACCCCGCGAAATAAAGTTCGCGATTTTCCATGAGGTGTTGTTTGACACAACCCCCAAACTCCTTTATAATGTAATCTTCACTTTGTAAACCCCGAAAGGAAACTTGAAATGAGTATCATCGAACAAACCGTTCAGAACGCTATGCGTTTGCTCAAGGCTACCAAGGCCAAATACATCATCGTCATGCCCGATGGCACGACACACAGCGAGGGCGACCTGCAGCTGGCTGAGGTCAAGACCCGCGTACGTAAAGCTGGCCCGCTCCCGATGGGCACTTACTCCACCATGTGCAAGCCATACAACAACATGGCCGTGGGTGATGTGGCAGAGTTTGACATTCCACCGGGCGGCACAGGCAAGAGTTTGCACAGCGGCGTCACCGCGCACTTCATCAACTTGTGGGGCAAAGGTGCAATGAAGTCCTGCTTCAACAAAAACACCCAAAAGGTCGAAGTGCTGCGTATCGGCTGAGAACTGGTAGCTTTTGTGGGGCACACCATCCCACACCTTTTTCCTACGCGTAGGAATTTCTTCAACTTAACTTACGAAACATCATGGCAATCAAATCACTTTCATCTTCAGCGATGCTGCTCGATCTGCATCTGTCCGTGTACACGGGCCGCAAGCAAGACAAGGCTACTGCCGCAGAGATCAACATCAGCAAGAACACACGTTCATCCAAAGCTGCATCGGTGTACAAGTCACTCTTCACCGAGGACAAAGACCTCGAAGCCATCGCGTCCTACGCAGGGCGCGTGCGCACTTGGCTGTACAGCGTAACCCTTCCATGGGCTGACTCGGGCACACGCCTTGTACCAACCAAAAACTTCTTTGACATCACGCATGAGTTGGCAGAGCACGAGCGCGAGTTCAACCGCCTTGTGGATATGTTCATCAACAATTATGGCGTGAAGGTTTCATCGCAAGCGTTCAAGCTGGGCAAGCTGTTCGACCCCAAAGAGTTCCCCAACGCTGCAGAGCTGGTGCACAAGTTCGGGTTCAACTATGTGTTCACTCCTGTGCCATCGTCAGGCGACTTCCGTGTGGACATCCCTGCAGCAGCTGCACAACAGGTGGTCGCTCAGTTTGAGCGTGAGCACAACAAGCGTATGCAAGAAGCCATGCGCGAGCCGTGGGAGCGCCTGTACCAAGAGATCAAACACATCAAGGACAAGATGATCGACAAGGAAGACGGCAAGCCCCAGAAGCTGTACCAATCCATGCTCGACAATGCGCTGGCACTGTGCGGCACGCTCACATCCTTGAACCTGCTGGATGACCCGGACCTTGAAGCTGCACGCCGTGCGCTTGAGCAATCCCTGACCGACATTGATATTGTGTCTCTGCGCAAATCACCCGAGGTGCGTGAAGCCATCAAGATCAAGATGCAAGACCTGACAGATAAATTTTCATTGGAGATTTAAATGGGGCTGACCCAAGAGCGTATACTGTGGTAAAACATGGTCATGTACTTAGCAAAAGGAGTCAGTGATGCCCAGTCTAAAAGGAACCACAAACCCGTCTTTCAAGCACGGCCAGTATGTAAACGGGAAGCCGTCAACCATTTATCTGCGATGGCAGAACATGAAGGCCCGTTGCTTACAGCCCTCACACAAAGACTACGCCAAATACGGGGCGAAGGGTGTGACCATATGCGATAGATGGGCATATGGAGCAGACGGTTTGAGCGGATTTGAATGGTTCATTTTGGATATGGGGCCACCCCCATTTGCTGGTGCATCAATTGACCGCATAGATGGGGCCCAAGGATATGGTCCCAACAACTGCCGATGGGCAACCTTGGCAGAACAGGCTACCAACAAGCGCAACACCCGGTGGCTAGAAATAGACGGAAAGAGCAAGCCCTTGACCGTATGGGCAAAGGAAGCAGGTATTGGGCCAAAGACGGTTCATTACCGCTTAAAGCGCGGCCTCAGTGCCAAAGATGCAGTATTTCTGCGGATCGATAAATCAACCTTTTTAAACGAAAGAACATCATGAAATCAGCAATCACACGTAATGAAGTGGTCGATCTTATCTGCGCCATCGGCGCAGACGTGACCTGTGTTGTAGAAGGAGATATTGGCAGCGGGAAGAGCGCCATTCTTGATGATGTCAGTGAGCGGTTCCCCAACCACCGCAAGATGTACCTTGACATGACCGTCATGCACGAGGGTGACTTCCGTGTGCCTGCTGTGGACCACGCGACCAAGTCCTCCGAGTTCTATCCGAACGCTTCGCTGGGTATGCACGACAACACGCCGGTCGTCCTCATGCTGGATGAAATGGGCAAGGCCACCAAGCCCGTCAAGGATGCGTCCCTGCCCCTGCTGGTCGAGCGCCGCTTGGGTAACCAGCGCCTGCACCCTGACTCCATCGTGTTCGCAACAACCAACCTTGGTGCTGAGTCTGTGGGCGATACGTTCCAAGCACACCACCGCAACCGCATGTCATTCGTGCAGATGAAGAAACCCACGGCGCAAGAGTGGGTGGACAACTGGGCACGGTTCAATGACATCGCCCCCGAGATCATCATGTGGGTGGGTGAGCGCCCCGATGTGCTGCACTCGTTCGAGGACTACAAAGAGCCCAACGACAACCCGTTCATCTTCCATCCACGGGCACAGCGCACTGCGTTCGTGACACACCGGTCACTGGCACAAGCCAGCAAGATCGTGAACAAGCGCCACCTGTATACCCCGAACGCGCTGGAGTCTGCGCTGGTAGGTACGGTGGGTGCACCTGCTGCTTTGGACCTGCAAGCGTGGATCGCCATGGGTGACAGCCTGCCCAAGCGCACCGAGATCATCAACGACCCGGAGAACGCACGCATGCCCAAGGAAGTGGCGGGCAAGCTGATGCTGGCCTACCAAGCGCTCAACTGGGTGGATGAGCAGACCCTTGACCCGTGGATGGATTACATGGCACGCATGCCCCGTGAGATGCAGGCACTGTTTTGCACGTCCATCATCAAGAAGCCTGCCAAGCAGTTCACGCTGGAGAACGAGAAGTTCACCACGTTCGCCATCGACAACCAATACATGTTTGCGTGAGGTCACCATGAAGATGACACCCTTGCAGCGCATCGAGCGTGCGCATGTATCCCTCATCCGAGACCCGGAGTTCATGTGGTTGTCCGGCATCATCGTCATGGGCAACAACGTAGTGACCACCCAGCCGGGTATCACCGCACGCACCGATGGCGTTAATGTCGAGTACAGCGAAGCCTTCATTGCCAACCTGACAGATGCAGAACTCATGGGCCTTGTGCTGCACGAGAAGCTGCACTGTGCGTTCAAGCACCTGACCACATGGCATCACCTGTACGAGGACGATGCGCAACTGGCCAACATGGCGTGTGACTTTGTGATCAACCTCATGATCGCAGATCGTGCGGCCAAGGATGGCTTTTTGCGCCTGCCTGCTGGCGGGTGTGTAGACGAGCAGTACCGTGGCATGGACTCTGGCCAAGTGTTTAAGATGCTCAAGAAGCAATACCCAAACGGTGCGCCCAGTGGCAAAGGATTCGACCAGCACGATTGGGATGCGGCCAGCGAGCTGACACCAGAGGAAGTCGATGAACTTGCCAAGACCATCGACCAAGCATTGCGGCAGGGCAACATCCTTGCAAGCAAGGCGGGTGCGAATGTGGACCGCTCGGTGCTTGAGATGCTGCAACCCAAGGTGGATTGGCGTGATGCGCTGCGTGAGTTCGTGAGCAATACCAAACCCGGTGACGACTACACCACGTACCGCCGCATCAACCGCAGGTTCCAGAGCCAAGACCTGATGCTGCCCACAAGTTATTCCGACACCATCCACAGGGTTGTGTTGGCTGTGGATACATCGGGTTCGATCGGTGGCCGGGAGCTGGCCGAGTTCCTTGCAGAAGCGCAGTCCGTGTGCGAGTCTGTTAAGCCTGAACTTGTGGATTTGCTGTATTGGGGGCATGATGTAGCCGCACATGAACAATACGAAGCAGATGCGGTAAGCACTTTGCGCGACAGCACCAAGCCGAGAGGAGGTGGTGGCACAGCGCCGAGTTGCGTGACCGAATATCTGCGCGATCAGAACATCCGTCCTGATTGCATTGTCATGCTCACCGATGGTGATGTGTTCGGGGATTGGGGCAATGACTGGCCCGCCCCCGTTTTATGGTGTATCAACAACTCGCACAACAGTGCGCCACACGGTGTCACCGTGCATATGTAAGGAACGTAATGCTTCGCAAACCTGACTGCCAGTACAGAGTCCTCCTTCGGGATGGGCGCTGGCACGTGTCTTCGTTCAAAGGCAACACCATGCTTGGACCTCAGATGGATTTTTCCGATGAGTCCGTACCTGACTGGATACGCAGGGATGTAGCCCTGCTCAGTCTTGTGGACCCCTTGAGCGAGATCAAGAGTATTGGACACAGGATCGGTGAAGCGTTTTGGTTAACCCCCAAAGAAGGAGAACAAACATGACAAAGACTATTCCATGGATTCCAGTAGGACACCCCGATTTCAAATGGAGCAGCGGCTCTGATGTGCAAGCGCTGTGGCGCAAGTATGGATGGGCCCCACCCTCGGAGAAGATGACACCCCCACCCGTGGTCAAGGTGCAAGAGCCAGCGTGGATAACGTTTAGGAGATTGAAATGAACAACGAAGATATTTTTGACGCTGATGGCACGGCGATACAAGCTGCGCTCGACTTAATCGAGGTCATCATGCAGACTGACCCCGGCGTGTATGACGAGATTGCTTTACCTGTGGTGGGGCTGTTGAAGCAACGCTTGGCAAGCTCATGGAGGGGCACATGACATGGCCTTTCCCACAATTCCCAAACCCCAAAGACACGGGCAACCGAGTACCCAAGTTCAACCCCGGCAACCATGAGGATGCACCGCTATGACCAAAGACGAAGCATTGGACTTGGCGCTGGAGGCGTTGCAGTTCTTTAAAGAGCTATCTCTTAGCATGAATGAGATAGAACGCGCCGAACAAGCCATCACCGCCATCAAGCAAGCCCGAGCCCTCGACAAGATGGCAGAGAACGCCAGAGAGTTGGGGCTGGACTATGAGCCTTGGAAATCAAGCGACACGGCACATCGGCCCGGAGGATTGCCGCCGGACTTCACCAAGCATGAGGTTGAAAACGAAGGCGACTGGTCAGAGTGGGTCAATCCCTACTCGGAGCAATACTTCATGAAGTGCTGCGATTGCGGACTGGTGCATGAGATGCAGTTCAAAGTTGCCAAGTATTCAGAAGGTGATGAGTGCGAGTTCGTTGCCGATGCCGATCTTCAGGCCGTATTCAGAGCACGAAGAGTCGCCCCATTCGCTCCTGTGCAGGAGCCAGTCTTTAAGCCATGCAGTTGCAGGTGGAAAGGCGAGGAGCAGGTGCAGCAATGCACCCTGCACGCCGCACACGTTGAAGCAATTCATGAGTGGGCCGAACGAGCCAAAACAGCAGAAGCCAAACTCAAGGAGAAGAACAATGGATAAGACGATAGACATGGCCCGTAAGGCTGGTGCAGCTGACATTGCAAGTCACGGATGGACTTCTTGGGTTGGGACGCAATCAACTGAATTTCTCAAACGCTTTGAAGCCCTTGTCCGTGCTGATGAGCGTGACAAATGGATGGAGCGTGCCCACACCATGATTCTTGGGGAAAGAGAGGCGTGTGCAAAGGTGTGTGATGAACAAGTTGAAAGAAGTCTTGTTGCCTCAGCAAAGGCAAAGCGCATCACTGACCAGCGTATTTATGATTCCGCAGCCCAAACCTCAGAGTGGAACGCTGCCGCTATTCGAGCCAGGGGGAACACATGAGAGACACGATAGACATGGCCCGTGAAGTCAAAATGCCCTATGACTTTGTAACTGGTGAGCCAATCTACCTTGAAAAGCTGAAAGCCTTTGAAGCCCTTGTCCGTGCTGATGAGCGTGAGGCATGTGCAAAGGTGTGTGATGATTTACTTGTTCCTGTGCATATTTCACTAGACAACGAATCTTTGTGGGAGGCTGCTACTTTGGACTGCGCCGACGCCATCCGAGCAAGGGGGAACACATGCCCACCATGCAACCAAGACTGTGACCAAGGACGCAACTGTCCAGCAAGGGAAAACACATGACACCCGAACAAAAAGCGTATTACGAAAAAGAGCTACGTGAAATTCGCAGTGGTGGATATGAGCATGACGCTTATGTCGTGAAGGACATTCATGGACTTGGCGGCTACATAGGCCCTGTTGATCCGCCTGTTGTTGGGTTTGGACAGGATGGCGATCCGTTTTATCAGCAGTACCTACGCAACTGGGATGAGGTTGAAAAATTGATTTCCCAACTGCGAGAAGAAGCAACAAAGGCATGGGGAGAGCAAGCATGAGAGACACGATAGACATGACCCGTGAAGACATTTCCCGCATGGCCCGTGAGGCTGGCTTTGTAGGCTTTGATGGAGAAAACGGATCGCTTCGCCGCTTCGCCGCTCTTGTCCGTGCTGATGAGCGTGAGGCGTGCGCAAAGCGGCAATTGGTTGGGCTGACTGAGGATGAAATTGACGAGATTTTTAACAATTGGCCTACATACAACTTAGACCATTACGAATTTGCCCAAGTCGTTGAAGCCAAGGTATTTGAGAAGAACTTAGCAACAGCAGTGGTCATACCAGATGTTCTGAATCCAAAAGATGAGAATCCCGCTTTTGCAGCAGGCTGGAACGATTGCAGAGCAGAGATGTTGAAAGGAAGAACCGAATGAACAACACCATTCAATTTCACAGCGGAACGCCAGCAACAGAAGTTTTGCGCTTGTCTAAAGATGGCATATGGGCCAATCCTGACATCCCTGCTGATGACGCAGCCAAGCTGGTTCTTGAGGCTATTGACGACAACATCAAGATTTTGGTGCAGAAGGCTGTGCTTGCCGAAAGAGAGGCGTGTGCAAAGGTGTGTGAAGAATTTGCACGTAAATGGTGGAAGATCCACTGCGACAGCAACCTTCACTACTCATCAACACTCAAGGCCCATCAGGATTTCTGTGCCCTGCAAGTTGCCATCCGAGCAAGGGGGAACATATGAAGATATTTCTTGCTTGGTTTGGCGCGGCACACATCATCGCCACGGTCCTCGGCGCATTGGGTGCGATTGACTATTACTTGTGCATCAGCGAGCCGGGCAAATGTATACCAAAAAAGGGGAACACATGACCTACGACTACCAAGGATCGCTGGCGCAGAAGCTAGTGGACGAGCTGCTGGAGGTGGTTCACAGGTACGACGAAGCGATGGTGCTGCCCACCGCCCTCGGATGCCTTGACCTCGCCAAGCTGCAACTGTTGCAAGAACACATGGAGGATGACGAAGATGACCTGTAAACACCGCTGGGAACCCGGCGACAACCAAGACCGACCCGCATACCGTTGCACCCGCTGTGGTGCGTGGAGATTTATATGACCAAAGAAGAAGCCCTCGCAGCAATCAAACTGCTGTCCGCGCTGGAGTCGTGGGCATTCAGCCAACAAAGCAGACTGCCCGACTACTTGGTCGATGATATTCAGCGCTCGATGTCCGTGCTGGAGAAGATTGTCTTGGGGAAGCAAGCATGAAATACGAACAAGCCAAACCGCTGGTGGATACGCTGATCAACTTGGCTGTCCTGTACCACGGGGCACCATCCATGCTCAGGCACAAGATGTACGAAGCGCTGGACGAGTACCTGCCCGATTTGGATGAGGGCTGCCGCACCCGTGGCTGCATCGCAGTCGATCACTTCAAGGAAAAGCCCGACAACCTTGACAACATGAGCAGTTCCAACAAGCGACCACTCAAGGAGTACCCATGACCCCTGTACGCCAAAAGAAAATCCGTACGCTACTACGCTCAAAGCCAAGCGGCCTGACGCCCATCGAGATAGCGGAAATCACGGGGATTCACCCCTCCAACGTGAGGACATCCCTGAGAGCCATGCCCGATGTGTATGTGGACCGCTGGCGCATGGGCAAGCGTGGGCAGTTCGAGAAGGTGTGGGTTGCTGTACCGGTGCCAGACGACTGCCCTCACCCCAGAGACCGCACCAAGTGGGGCGCACACTACAAGAAACCAAAGACCCAGTGGGTCATAACCGAAGGAGCGAGAGTATGAACACTGAAGACGACGAGTTCAACCGCATTGAGCGTGAAGCCAAGCAACGCATGGAGGCCGTGAGTGCAACTTGCCGGACAACCACACCTGAAGATGTGCGGAGAATCATCAAGCCTTGGGTGGGGCTTGACCTTGCAGAGATGGACGCCATCATCGACGGCAACATGACAATCACTGACTCAAAACTACGCGATGCCGTATACGCGGTAGTGATCGACACAATGACAACTTTGATGGAGAAGAACCATGGCTAAGCTGCCGTATACATTCACGATCTGCCCCGACCAAGACGCACCAAAGAGCTTCACTGCAAGCTGCGCTGAGATGGGGCGCTTACTTCAAGACAGCCCCGACGGCGACCTGACCATCAACCAACGCCGCTTGGGCACTTGGGACGCATGGCTGGGCGGCGGACTGGATGCGCCGCTCGAAGAAAAGCTCCACGATCTTGTGCAGAAAAGGAAAGAAAAAAATGGAATGTAAATGCCACCCCGAATCGCCTTTCCACTGGAGGCACAATCCAAGACCGAGCATCTTTTTGCAGGACCCTGTCTTCCGCGCCAAGGGTGCGGTAGTGAGTACTGATTACAAGATGTTCGGCATCTTCCTGAGAGCGCAACCACATATCAAACCATCCCCCAACAAGTACGAGCTGTAATGAGAACTTTTGCAACGCACGCCGTCCGCAAGCTACTGCGCGATAACCCTGACGGCATGGACGTAGGCACAATAGCCAACAACCTCGACCGAGAGCCGGGCAACATCCGCAAGCTGCTGTGCACAATGCCTGACGCCTACATCGACCGCTGGACCAAGTTTGGCGGCGTAGGAAGACCAAGCGCCATATGGTGCGTAGTTGTGCCACCAGAAAATTGCCCCCCACCTGAAACCAAACGAAGGAGAAACTGAAATGAAACCGATCCCAAACTCCGCGCAGATGGAACTGTTCCCCGACCTCCCACCAACCCTCACCCCCGAAGAAGAGCAGGAGCTGCAGCAAATGATAAAGACAAGTCGCTTGAACAAAGGCATCAACGGCACCTCAGCAGATGACATGCAGGTCAGCGGAAACCACTACAAGGACATGCCGATCCAGCCTTGGCACATCATGGAAGCCGTGCTGACGCACGAGGAGTTCGTAGGGTTCCTCAAAGGCAACATCATCAAGTACAGCCTGCGTGCTGGTCGCAAGGACGGCAGCGATGACGCAGGCAAGGCACGCCACTACGCAGTCAAACTCGCGGAGGTGCAGCGTGGCTAAGTTCAAAAAGAAGCCCGTAGTCATCGAGGCCTCGCAGTGGTTTGAGAACGGCGATCATCCGTTGGATGCCTGCGAGATGGTGCATCCTGATCCAAACTCTACAACCCAGTTCGAGCCTTTTCTTTCAGAGGGTAAGGTGGTGCGCTATTACCGCGACCCCGGTGTTGCTGGAATGACGAGGTGCAAACACTGCGGCGACATCATGCACCATCACGGATGGATTGACACGCTGGAAGGCGATCACATTGTGTGTCCCGGCGACTGGATCATCACTGGCGTGAAGGGTGAGCACTACCCGTGCAAGCCTGACATCTTTGAAATGACATACGAACCCGCAGGAGAGAGCAATGGCCCAAACACCTGAAACATGGTAAAGTGATAACTCCTGAACAACGGAGAAGTTTATGTCGCCTGAACAAAAAGCTGCATGGGCTGCCGCAAGAACTAAACACGGCGGCTATCTTGGGGGCAAAGAACGCCCTGAACACTATGTATGGCGGTCAATGATGGCGCGGTGTAACAACCCGAGCAACCAAGCGTACCACTACTACGGCGCGCGGGGTATTAAAGTCTGTAAACGATGGCACAACTATGCCGCGTTTATTGCCGATATTGGGCCGCGCCCAAGCCCCCAACACTCCCTTGAACGACGCAATAACAACAAGGGCTATAGCCCCGGCAACTGTTGCTGGAGTACGCGCAGCGAACAGCAAAAAAACAAGAGCACCACCCGGCTCTACACCGACGGCACGTTTACCGGCACGCTTGTGGAGTGTGCTCGGCATGTGGGCATAAGCAAAGCGCTGGCGCACTGGCGGTGGAAACAACACAACACATTTATTAAAGGACAAGTATGGCAAGAACTCCAGAAGCGGCGGTAAAAGCTGCGGTTCGCAAGGTGCTGGATCGCTTGGGCATCTACCACTTCATGCCTCCGGGCATGGGGCTTGGGCGCTCAGGTATTCCCGACATCATCGGTTGCTACAACGGGCGGTTCATCGCCATCGAATGCAAGGCTGGCAAGGGCAAGACCACTACCCTGCAAGAGCGTGAGCTGCAATTGATCAAAGACTCGGGCGGGTTCACATTCGTGGCCCGTGAAGACAACTTGGAAGAAATGGAAGGAAGGCTACTGCTATGGACAACATGACACGAGAGCCATGTGATTTTGTAAAGTTGGTGCTGCAGCGTATGGACAGCAACCCTGAAGAGTTTGAACACTATGGGCGGTGGAACGCACTGTGCGAAGCGTTGGAGCGTTACGCTGGGGCTTACACCGGAAACAGTTCTGTACCCGACCGCAATGTTATGTGGGCGTACGATCAGTTTGAAGTTGACCTGATGCTTGCAAAGTACCGCGAAATTTACCGAGACCGCGAGTACAAGAGCATGCTCAAAAGCATACTGGCAGGTCAAGAACCGAAATCGGGATGGAAGGATACTATGCCCGGCGCACAATACAGCACTGCAACGGGCACTGCACTGAGTGGGGGTGTGATCTCCAAATCGGTACTTATGCAAACTGCTACTGCGCAATTAAACGCGAGCTTCGATGAAGCGTATAGGAATGCCACAGGTATGAACACCGTAAACTCCAACCCTCAACTGCGGTCGCAGATAGAAGATGCGCTCGAAGCCAGAATGCAGGGGTTCAAGCGTGGCTAAACTGATCACCATCGACTTTGAAACCTTCTACGACACGGACTACAGTCTTACCAAGCTCAGCACCGAAGAGTATGTGAACGACGACCGCTTTGAAGCTATTGGCTTTGCGTACAAGATCGACAATGAGCCTGCGGTTTGGAGGGCGGGTTCGCAGGATCACATACAAAACGTATTGAACACCCTGCCGTGGGACGACGCGTTTGTGCTGGCGCACAACACCATGTTCGATGGGGCCATCCTGTCGTGGAAGTACAGGGTCAAACCCAAAGGCTGGCTGGACACCCTGTCGATGGGCCGCGCCCTGCATGGCGTTGAAGCTGGGGGTTCCCTCAAGGCGATGGCCGAGCGGTACGGTGCAGGCGTCAAAGGAACCGAAGTTCTGGATGCCAAGGGCAAACGACGCCACCAGTTCTCTCCCTCCCAGTTGCGCGAATACGGCGAGTACTGCAAAAACGACGTGGAGCTGACGCACACCATTTTCCACAAGATGATGGCTGCGGGCTTCCCACCGATTGAACTCAAGCTGATCGACCTGACGCTGAAGATGTACGTGGAACCCGTACTCAGGCTGGATGACCGTGCGTTGGAGCTGCACCTTGAAGACACCGCTGCGCAAAAGCAAGGGCATCTGGTCAATGCGCTGAGCGCGATCGGTCGTAAGGACTTGGCACTGCAGCAAATCCTCGGGGATGAAGAAACCCGTGCGGGCATCCGCACGGAGTTGATGAGTAACCCCAAGTTCGCGGCCATCCTTGAAGCGCTGGTCGATGAAGAAGGCAAGCGCGTGGTGCCGACCATCCCGATGAAGATCAGCATGGCCACGGGCAAGGAAACCTACGCGTTTGCCAAGAGCGATGAGGCGTTCAAAGCCCTAGCGCAGCATGAGGACGTGCGTGTACAGGCGCTATGCGCTGCGCGTCTGGGTACTAAATCCACGCTGGAGGAAACCCGCACCCAACGGTTCATCAACATCGGCAGGCGCAACGGGGTGTTCCCTGTGCCGCTCAAGTATTACGCTGCCCACACTGGGCGCTGGGGTGGGTCGGACTCTGTGAACCTGCAGAACCTGCCAAGCCGTGGCCCCAACGCAGGCAAGCTCAAGAAGGCGATCCTCGCCCCCGAGGGCTACGTGTTCATCGACGCAGACTCTTCGCAGATCGAAGCCCGCACGCTGGCGTGGGAGTCTGAACAGGATGACTTGGTGGAATCCTTTGCAAGGGGCGAAGATGTTTACAAAATCATGGCAGCGGCTATATACGGCAAGGCTGAAGAAGAGATTACAAAAGAGGAGAGATTCGTGGGTAAGACTACGATTCTCGGCGCAGGGTACGGTATGGGTGGTCCGAAGTTTCAAGCTCAGCTCAAGACGTTTGGTACTGACTTGTCCACCGAGGAGTGTGCACGCATTATTTCGGTCTATCGTTCGCGCTATTCAAGCATCCCGCAGCTTTGGCGGGACTCGCAAGAAGCCTTGAGGTGCATGGTGCGCGGCCAGACCATGAAGCTGGGGCGCAACGGCCTGCTCACTGTGGACGACAAGGGCATCCTCCTGCCCAACGGCCTGTACATTTACTACAACGGCATCCGCGAGGTTGCCGACAACGAGGGCAAACGGCAGTTTGTATATACAACCCGCACCGGACCCAACAAAATTTATGGTGGAAAGGTCGTTGAGAACTTCACACAGGCCGTGGCGAGGTGTATCATCGGTGAACAAATGCTGAAAATCGCCAAACGGTATAAGGTTGTCCTTACCGTGCATGATGCTATTGGTATCGTTGCGAGGCGGGAAGAAGCCGATGAAGCACGGGCTTATGTGGAAACCTGCATGCGTTGGGTTCCTGCGTGGGCCGAAGGGTTGCCTGTCAACTGCGAAAGCGGCATGGGTGACAGTTACGGTGATTGCTAAGGAACCAAATGCCCACCATCCCAGCATGGAGCTTCAGCAGCCTGAAGACCTTCACGACTTGCCCCAAGAAGTTTTACCACGCCAAGGTGGCCAAAGACGTCAAGGAGCCAGAAGGTGAAGCCGCCCTGTACGGCAAAGAGGTCCACTCCGCTGCGGAGTTTTACGTGCGGGATGGCACAGCAATCCCTGAGAAGTTCGCGTTCATTAAGCCTGCACTGGACAGCCTCATCAAGATTCCCGGTGACAAGTACTGCGAGTTCAAGGTAGCCCTGACCGAATCCTTGGAGCCGTGCGACTTCTTTGACAAAGAATGCTGGTTCCGTGGGGTGGCTGATTTGCTGATTGTCAACGAGGAAAAGGGCGAAGCCCGAGTCGTGGACTACAAGCTGGGCAAATCGAAGTATGCAGACCTTGGCCAGCTCGAACTCATGGCGCTGACGGTGTTCAAAATCTTCCCCAAGATCACCGTGGTCAAGGGTGGATTGTTGTTCTTGACCGAGGGTAAATTTGTCCCTACAGTGTATGAAGCGCAACAACAGCATCGGTACTGGGGCAACTGGATGCCCACGATCACCATGCTGGAAGGTGCATACAGTTCAGGCGTGTGGAATGCAAAACCCAACGGCCTGTGCAAACAATACTGCTGGGTGACATCGTGCACCCATTGTGGAAGGAAGTGATATGCCATACGTGAACAAACCAAGACCATACAAAAAAGAATACCAGCAGCAGCTGGCGCGAGGAGAGGGTGAAGCAGATGCAAGACGCAAAAGAGAAAACGCACGTGACCTGTATGACCGAGAAGGTATTGACCGCAAGGGCAAGGATATTGACCATAAGCGCCCACTATCTAAAGGTGGCAGCACCAGTAAAAACAACCTGCAGCTCAAGACAGCTTCAGCAAACCGGTCGTTCAGTCGCAACAGTGACCACACCGTAAAGAAGAACAAACCCAAGTAGCCTTGGAATACGCAGCTCGTCAGGTATGAGTGGGGCTGCGGGGGTGTTTCAAGATTTGAACCCTTAAACCATACCAGTTGAAGACCCCAGTCCTTTCGTGGGGGTTGATTCAACCGAATGGCACCCGTAAGGTGCCAGCCCCAGACCCGAACGTGGATTCCACTTTCGGGATATTCTGCATTGGAGAACACATGGAAATCATTCAAGGCAAGGCCCTGAAGCTACGCCTCAAGAACCCGCACAAGGTCTTGAGCGTTATCCCCAAAAGCGCATTGATTGAAGACGGCCCGCTCAGTACAGTGATGGTTCACTGGGGGCTGGAAGAAGCGCAGGTTTTGAAGAACCTGAAAATCAAAAACGTACCATCCCCCATCGTTGCCAAATACGGCTGGCCCGGTATATACGACCCGTTCGTGCATCAGAAGCAGACCTCTGCCTTCTTGACCCTGCACCGCAGGGCGTTTTGCTTCAACGATCCCGGCACTGGCAAGACCATGTCTGTCACATGGGCCGCAGATTACTTGATGGACATCAAGCAAATCAAACGGGTGCTGGTCATCTGCCCCCTGTCCATCATGCAGTCCGCATGGCAAGCTGACATCTTCAAAGCCGCGATGCACCGCAAGGTGGGCGTGGCCTACGGCAGCAAGGAAAAGCGCATCAAGGTCATCGAGTCAGATGCTGAGTTCGTGATCATCAACTTCGACGGCGTGAACATTGTGGAAGAGCAGATTGCCGCTGCCAACTTTGACCTGATCGTCATCGACGAATGCAACGCATACAAGACCGCATCCACCGCACGGTGGAAGTCGCTCAACAAGATCATCAAGCCCAGCACGTGGCTGTGGATGCTGACAGGCACCCCCGCTTCGCAATCCCCTCTGGATGCCTACGGTCTGGCCAAACTGCTCAACCCATCAGCCGCACCACGCAGCTTCACGCTGTACCGGGATCAGGTGATGACCAAGATCACGCAGTTCAAATGGACCCCGAAGAAGGAAGCCCAGCAAGTGGTCAGCTCGCTGCTGCAGCCCGCCATCCGGTTTACCAAGGACCAATGCCTTGACCTGCCCGACCTGCTGTACACCGAGCGTGAGGTGCCCCTGACCACGCAGCAGATCAAGTACTACGAGAAGCTGCGCAAGGTCATGGCCATGCAAGCTGCCGGGGAAGAAGTCACTGCGGTCAACGCTGCGGCCAAGCTCAACAAGCTGCTGCAAATTGCGTGTGGAGCAGTCTATTCCGATACTGGCGAGGTGGTGTCGTTTGACTCCGCCAACCGCATGAGCGTGCTCAAGGAAGTGATCGAGGAGTCCAGCCACAAGGTGCTGGTGTTCGTGCCGTTCCGCCACACGATTGAGATTCTGTACGAAGAGCTTCGTAAGGATGGCATCACTGTGGAGGTGATCCACGGCGGTGTGTCCGCAGGGCGGCGCACAGATATATTCAAACGCTTTCAGGAAACTGACGACCCACGGGTGCTGGTGATCCAGCCGCAAGCGGCGTCACACGGCGTCACCCTGCACGCTGCCAATACCGTGGTGTGGTGGGCACCCATCACTTCCTACGAAACCTACGCACAGGCCAACGCCCGTGTTCACCGCGCCGGACAGAGGAACAAATGTCTGGTCGTCAAGCTCCAAGGAAGTCCAGTGGAGTCCAAGCTGTACCGGGCACTGGAGTCCAAGGAAGAAGCGCAGTTCAACCTGATGGAACTGTACCGAGAAACTTTTGCGGAAGGAGTTGAAAATAAAATTTGATTCACCTTTACAAGATAAAGATTACTGTGTATGATTACCCAAAACAACGAAAGGATGACATGAGCATAACTGCAGACAAACTTGTCAACGTCTACATAAAGATGCGTGACAAGAGAGCGCAGCTCAAAGCTGCGTTCGAGGAAGAAGACACCAAGATCAAAGAGCAAATGGACCTTGTTGAGTCCAGCCTGCTTGAAATCTGCAAATCGACCGGAGCCGACAGTATCAAGACTGCACACGGCACCGCAATCAAATCAGTGCAAACGAGGTACTGGACTGGCGACTGGGCAGCGATGCACAAGTTCATCCGGGACAACGATGCGCTTGATCTCGTGGAGCGCCGCATCTCGCAGCTCAACATGAAGAACTTTCTACGTGAAAACCCGGACCTCATGCCAACCGGGTTGAACGTGGACAACAAGTACACTGTAACGGTACGGAGAAGCTAAATGGAAACTGCCCTGACGTTGGCGCAGGTGGCGAAGCTATTGCAGGTCGCCCCGTCAACTATTCACACAATGATTCGTGAGGAAGACGAGACCAAGCGTATTCCTTACATCCGCGTGGGTAAGAGCTACCGATTTTTCGGTAGTGAGCTTGCCAAATTCTTCAACATGGACGTAGAAATCGTCAATCAGTTTTTTACCAAGGAGAACTCTAAATGAGTAACGAAATGACCCTGTTCGCCCAAGGCGGCAATGCCCTCCCCGCCCACCTGCGTGGCCTCGAACTCGACGCAACGACCAAAGCCCTGATGGGTGGTGGCACTGGCAAGCGCATCTCCATTCGTGGTGGTGTGTTCCGCATGATTGTTGGCGGCAAAGAAGTTGCTCAAAACGATGACCGCGCCATGAACGTGGTGTTGGTTCGCTCCGCTGAGAAGACCAGCCGCAGCTACTACGCTGGCACTTACGTTGAAGGTCAGAATGCTGCTCCTGCTTGCTACTCCAATGACGGCGTCACACCCGCTGCGGATTCCAAGAACAAGCAATCTCCCAACTGCGCCAACTGCCCGCAGAACATCAAAGGTTCTGGCCAAGGTGACAGCCGTGCATGCCGATTCAGCCACCGCCTCGCCGTGGTGCTGGAGAACAACCTCGAAGGTGATGTGTACCAGTTGACCCTGCCAGCACAGTCGATCTTCGGCACAGGTGACAACGGCAAGATGCCGCTGCAGCAGTACGCCAAGTTCCTCGGTGGCCACGGTATCCCCGTGACAGCCGTTGTGACAGAGATGCGCTTTGACACTTCCAGCGCCACACCCAAGCTGACCTTCCGTGCGATGCGCCCGTTGAGCGTGGACGAGATGGCTTCTGCCAAGGCGCAAGGCGATACACCCGATGCACTGAACGCAGTCACCATGACTGTTTCGCAGATGGACGGTGAAGCCAAGCCCACAGGTAGCCCGTTCGCAGAAGCCCCAGCACCCGCTGCAAAGGCCAAAGCCGAACCAGTCGATGCGGTGGATGAGCCCGTCAAGCGCACCTCTGCCAAGAAGGCCGAAGTAAAAGATGTGTCTTCGGTCCTCGATGAATGGGCTGACGACGCCGAGTAATGGTTCCGGGGGGAAAGCGGATGCTGTGCACCCTACCCATCACAGAAACTGCGTTTTGACGCTACGGTTGATGGATGCGTTCACGGACGCAGCGAGTACCCCCACCTAATGAAAGAACAAAATGATCGGATACACCGTTTCCCTTGTTGAAAAGAACAAGGCTGCCGATGGCAAAAAGATCGGCGTCAAGATTGGGCGAGCATGTATCAAGAAGGGCGTCTCCGTGAAAGAGGTCGCCAAGATCGCAGGTGTGAGCACCGTGACCGTGTACGCATGGTTCACAGGGGAGTTCAACCCAAAGCCCGAAATCGCCTCCAAGCTTACCCGCTTCCTCGACAAACAATAACCTATTCCTGCCATGACACTGACCGAATTCCTAAGCACGGTTCTTGCGGAGACAGGGACATACTGTGCAGTCGGCATCAAGCAGGGGAAAATTCGTACACGGTTCGCAGATAGCTTGCCATCATTGGTGCAAGAAGTCGATGGGATTCACCAAGCCCAAGCTGACACCTATTTTGCGATGTTCAGTTTCGACCCAGCCATGCAGCCCCCACGGCGGTTGGCTGCGAACGCCACGAAGGCCAAGGCCTTTTGGCTTGATTTGGATTGCGGCCCAACCAAGGAATACGCAACACGTGAATTGGCTATGGCAGCCTTGGGTCAGTTTTGCATTGACCTGAATCTCCCACAGCCCATCTGCGTCAACTCCGGCAACGGAGTGCATGCCTACTGGGTACTGCCAGAGAGCATTCCAAAAGAGATGTGGTTGCCTGTGGCCAACCGCCTGAAAGCCGTATGTACTGAACGCAGCCTGTACGCTGACCCCGCTTGCACGACCGATGTTGCGCGTATCCTGCGCGTGCCCGAGACAACCAACTTCAAGAACCCCGATGCCCCGCTGCCCGTGGAGTACATCAGTGGTGATGGCTTGATTGATCTGTTCGAGTTTGCCAAGGCTTTGGGTGCACCCGAGCCCAGCCAGCATGAAGACGCGCTGCCCTTTGAAGTGCCAGACCACATCAAGAGTGCTGGCATGGACAGCACCACGAAGGCCCTCATGGGCCAGAACAACATCTACAAGTTCCACAAGATCATCGCCATGGGCCTGCAAGGTTGCGCACAGCTCAACCACATTGTGACGGACCAAGCGAACATTGAAGAACCGCTGTGGAGGGCAGGCCTGTCGATTGCGCACTTGTGCGAAGACGAAGCAACCGCCATCCATGAGATGTCGCACAACCACCCGCAGTACGACCCGTCCGACACGGTGTACAAGGCAGGGCTCACCAAGGGTCCATACACCTGCGACACCTTTGATTCATTGCGCCCCGGCGTGTGTACTGAGTGCCCCCACAAGGGCAAGTTCGGTTCCCCCATCGTGCTGGGCAAAGAGATCGCTGCTGCCACCGAGGAAGACAACGTGGTGCAGGCCGAGGATGCGAATTCACACGATACCCGCACCTACATCATACCCACGTACCCCTTCCCGTTTTTCCGTGGCAAGCACGGTGGTGTATATCTCAAGGGCACACCCAATGACGCCGGGGTATCGGAAGACAAGCTGATCTACGAAAACGATTTTTACGTGGTCAAGCGCATGTTTGATCAAGAGCAGGGTGAGGTGCTCTGGTTGCGTTTGCATCTGCCTAAAGATGGTGTCCGGGAGTTTTCCATTCCACTGACAGATGCCACATCGAAAGACAGATTCCGGGACACGATCGCAGCGCAGGGCATCATGGCCCTTGGCAAAACTATCGACCCCCTCATGTTTTACATACAACGCTGGTTGAAGGAATTGCAACATATGGGACAAGCAGAAACCGTCCGCAGCCAATTTGGCTGGACAGAAGAAAAGACGTTCATCATCGGGGACCGGGAGATTTCCGCAGAGGGTGTGCGCTACAGCCCACCATCCCGAGCCATCATGCAGACCTGCAGCCTGCTCACCAAGAAGGGTGACCTGAACGAATGGCGCACGATTGCGAACTTCTATAACAACCCCGGCATGGAGGCGCAGGCTTTTGCGCTGTTCCTTGGCTTTGGTAGCGTGTTGATGCCCTTCACACAGGTGCGCGGCGGTATCGTCAACTTGATGAGCCCCGGCTCCGGCACAGGTAAGTCCACCGTGCAGATGGTGATCAACAGCATCTGGGGCAAACCGTTTGATCTGTTGCTGCAAAACGACGACACGTACAACGCCAAGATTCACCGCTTCGGTGTGCTGAACAATCTGCCCGCCACGATCGACGAGATCACCAACATGCGCGAGGAGATCATCAGCCAATTGGCGTACGCCATTACACAGGGGCGTGGCAAAAACCGCATGGAGTCGCAGTCCAACGCAGAGCGGCTGAACCATACCTTCTGGCGCTTGGTGGCCATCACGTCATCAAACAGCAGCTTGTACGACAAGCTGTACGCCTTGAAAGATTTCCCCGAAGGCGAGATGATGCGGATCATTGAGCTGCGGATTCACCAGACCAACACACATTCCAAGGAATACACCGATGCCCTGTTCGGTCGATTGACCGACAACTACGGCCACGCCGGAGAGGTGTTCATAAAGTATGTGGTCGAGAACCTGCCCGATGTGCTGGACATTCTGCGTGACGTTCAGCTGCGTCTGGATGCTGCTGCAGGGCTTGGCCAACGGGAACGCTTCTGGTCCAACATCGGGGCACTGGCCATCACTGGGGGCCTGATTGCCAACCAACTGCGCCTGATCGACATCGATGTTAAACGCATCTTCAACTGGCTTGTCGTGTTCCTGAAAGCTGGCAAGGGCGAAGTCAAGAACGGCACCACAACAGACGGCGCTGGCGCACTGGGTTCGTTCATCGCAGCCAACGTCAACAACATCCTGATCATTCGTGATGGCGCAGCAGACAACGGGCTTCCAACACCCCCAATGCGCGAACCACGCGGGGAACTGCTGATCCGTTACGAGCCGGACACGAAGTATCTGTACATCGTGCAAAAGAAGTTCAAGGAATGGTGCGCCAAGAATCAGGTCAGCTACCACGATACCGTGAACAATCTGCGCAATTCAGGCGTCAACATCGTTGCCACGAAGAAACGTATGGGGAAAGGCACAATGGTTGCATCCCCACCGCTCAACGTGCTGATGATCGATGACACCATGCACAACGTGTTTGACAGCGACGCAGTGATGGCCGCAAGTGATACTCAAGACGATTGAAACGGAGGGTGTTCAGGTCGAGATCGAGTGGGGGAAGTTCATTGTGGGCTCCTCCTTCTTCCTCCCGTGCATCGACACGGCGTCAATCCGAAGGCAACTGGAAAAACATGCCCAAGCCCGTGGGTTTGAAATCAAGATGCGGGATCGTGTGGAAAACCTGTACTGGGGAGTTCGCGTATGGCGGGTGGCGTGATACCATTTACGGGCAACTCTGCAGTTGCCCATGATGAAACCGTTAACCCCCGGCTAAACACCGGGGGTTCTTTTATTTCCGCAGCGCTTTCTCAAGTTCGCGGGTGTAGCTGACCAGCTCGTTTTCAGACTCGCGTATCTCATCAATCAACTCCCGGCGCTCGGCGCTGGTCATGCCGAGCATCTCCTCAGTGCCCTGTTCAACCATGGTCCGTAGAGCACGCATCTGACTCAGGTCACGCAAGGTGTTGTTGATTATCGGAGCGGCGCTGATAAGCGCTTCGTTGGCTTCCAAGAACTTCTCGGCCTTGGCCGGATCGGTTTTGAGCAAGTCCTTGAATGTGGAATCAGCTTGTACAACCTTTTCCCGCAGATCATAGAACTCCACCTTGCTGCGACCCCCAACAGTGTCATACAAGAAGATGCTGGTGAACGGCATCTGGTACAACGGACGGTCTGGGCGGCTTGGGTTCAGCAAAGCGTCAGTCATCAGCAAGGTGGTTGACCCGGCCATACCGAACGTGCCACGCAAGAAGTTGTCGATCTTGATGGGGGATATGTTGGTAGTCTCACCCAAAGCTTTTGCCAGCTCTGATGTGGTGGACGTATACCTGAATCCGGGCTCGCGCCGCTGCATGGAGGCAGACTCCAGCTCCCGCTGCAGGAAGAAGGAGTAGTTGGTCATGTTCTCCAGTATCGGGCGGATCAACGACGGCACTGCGGTTGGGGACGAGTATGCAGAGAACGCCGCTTTGACCGTGCTGCCCAATGCAGCCGTGATCGCTTGCTCTTCCGCAGTGCCGTAGCGGTTCCAATACTGGACGATCCGCTCGGGGATGGACTTGAAGACGAACGCCAATTCCTTTGGCACAGGGATTTTGTATCCACCGGGCAAAAGCCAGTTGTTGTCGCGCACTTCATCGGTGGCGTTTTCGTAGTCCTCGTCGTCGCTCATCGCCAGCGCGTATGCAAACCCAAACGCAGTCATGATGGCCACGCGGCTCAGAAACAACCTGCGGGCTGCGGTGCGCTCGCCTGAAGAAGACCCGTCGAGACCTGTGGCGGAGCGGTACAGCACGTCCATACCCTGCGCGTACGCGTTGAAGAACGGGATCACTCGTGCGGCGGTTCGCATGGTAGGGCTTGAGCCACGGCGGGTGAAGTTAATCAACTCGCGGGCGCGAGTCTGTGCCAGCAGTTCATCACCTTTGGTTTCCCGCATGGTCTCTTCGTACACCGCCAAACGAGCTGCAAGGTCCGAAGCCTTGGTGAACTGCTCAAGACGGTGGAACATCTTCCCGGCTACACCGCGTTTTGTGGCACCGATTTCTTTTTCGATGTCAGCCACGGGCTCGTAGATGTTGAAGTCGTAGTCCCCGATGATGCCCAGCTCTTCCATGCGTTTGACCGCCACGGATTTGCGCCCTGTCAACTCACCAAAGAACACCTTGGGGAAGTTGTACAAAGTCTTCATGGCAACAACCAAGGGTCGCTCCACGCCAGAGTAAAACGCTGCACGCTGCGCGTCATCCACCACCTGCTTAATGGCAAACGGAGGCATTGCAGTGATCGACAGGCGCAGCACACGGGCCGTAGCGCCGAGGGCTTTTGTCAGGCCGTTCATGATCTCCGGCGCTTGCATAAACGCCAGCATGTCGTACTCGTTCTGCACCTCAAAATACACGGGCTTGCCGTCACGGAACAAACGGGGGACAACGAGATTCGGGTTTTGCGCAGCGTCGGGTTTATCAATCTCCCGTGCGAAACCGCCAAGCTCCATGGTCTCCAGCAGCTTCACGCTGGCGTTGTTGCGCATGGTGTCTTCGACCATACCGCTCAGGCGGTTGGCGTACGCATCGAGCACGTTGCGAACAGGGCGACCCAGCGAGCCTTTCAGGCCGGGGTATGAGTCGAGGACTGCCAGTCCCTTACCGCGAACAAACTTTGGCGTCGAAGGGGCGTCTTCAAACACCCGATCAAACGGCACGTAATCTTCGTTGGATTTCCAGAACTGCCCCTGCTCTTCGGTGATGCGTCCGGTGCTGACCATCAGGTCGATTGCTTGCGTGCGCGTCGCATTGAGGTCCGCTTGAATGTCCTGTATGCCTTTGGATTTTTGATAGATGGACTCCATCTGATCAATCTCGGCATCGGTCATGTACAGCTTGATCTTGCGTGCACGATCCTCCGCAGCTTCCTTGGTCTTGCCCTTGCCAGCGAGGATGATGGCCGACTGCTCCAGCTCTTTGTTGTATTGGCGCAACCCGTGCACACGGTGGCCTTCCAGTACGGTGGAGATTTCCGCTTTGGCTTCCTCGTAGGTCATGTTGTTCGCATCTGCAAACGCCTTGACTTTGTTGAGCGCCGACACCATCGACTTGTCTTGGTCAAACGTCTCGACCAGACCTTCTTTGTTCACACGGATGCCGCCAGCGCGGAAGAAGTCCATGATGATCTTGGCGTTGTCTTCAGCCTGACGTGCCAGCACCATAGGGTTCATGTTGCCAAACGAATCCCGCACGCCCTTGGAGAACATCTGGGATACCTTGGACTCCACCGATGCAAACTTGTCAGCAACGGCTTGGCGGAACGTGGTGAGAATGCCGGAGTTCTCCCGAGCCTTCTGCATGCCTTGTATGGCTTCGCCAATTACCCCATCGGGTCCACGCTCACCCACAGGCAGTTTGTCCTGCAGGGCCTTGATGGCCGCACGGGATGCAAGGTCGAGTTCCGCTGCAGCGGGGATGGAGTTGCGCGATTTCTCTGCGGAAGCTTCACCTGTCGCAGCGGTGTAGGATTCTTTGGTGAACGCAGCCTTGGCGATCATCTGAATCTGTTCGGCTGTCAGGCTGCTGATGCCCAACGAGGTGCCGAAGACTCGGTTCAGTGCAGTGATGACGCCAGTCTTGACCCGGTTCCACATGTTGCGCAAAGCGCCGACTTTAGGCAGGGTGCCTGCAGCCTCGGACATGGCCATCTCTTCAACGAAGTAGGCCAGCAATTCATCACCAAATACTTCTGGGCCACGCTTCATATCCCGGATTGGGATGCGCTTGTATGCGGCCTGCGCCATCTTGGATTCCACCGACCCATCGGCTTTTTCGATTGCGTTTTGCAAGCGGGTGATGATGGCGTCGTACGCCTTGGCACCGACCAAATTCTTCAGACCCAAGTGGGCCCCGACCTCGTGCAAGGCTACCGCAAGGATTTTGCCTTCAGGGATGCCGTTGGCGTACAGGGTGACAGTCTTGCCGTCGTAGAGGCCACCGATCTTGCGGCCATCTGGTGACGCCGCTTCGAGCTTGACCTTGCCAGACTTGAGCATGCGGCGCAACGCCGCACCCAACACGCCCGGCATGCTGGCCACTTCAGCCTGCATGGAAGACAGGGTCTGACCTTCGGCTGTGCCGACGGATCGGCGGCGCTTCTTCTCTGCATCAACTTCCGCTTGCAGTTCCGCACCAAAGGTGGAAGGGCCAGAAATATCAAAAGGCGATTTTGGTTTGGCAGCGGCGGGTGCTTCCTTGGCCACCACCTCTTCGGCCATGGCCTCGACTTCAGGGTCGAGGGTTTCATCCGGTTGCACCAATGCGTCGAAGAGGCCCGCAGGCTTCTTGGCTTTCTTGGGCTCTGTTTTTGGGGCTGTTTCTGGAGCTGACTTCTGCGCTGCGCGATCGGCTTCGATAACCGCATCCTTCGCTGCGCGTTCTTGCTCAATGATGGCGTCGTACTCTGCACGCTTCTTGGTGCCTTCACGGGGTATGCGGCCCCGCTTATCCAGCATGGCGAGTCCTTGCTCTGTGAGAGCTCGGGCGCGATCTTGCAACTGGGTAAGGCTTACTGCAGGCTGTGCATCGCTGACTCGTGCATCTCCCTCGCCAGCATCTGGTCCAGTAGGAACCAATCCGAGTCCGTCAGATGTTGCAGGTGCTTCGGCGGCGGGGGCAGCTCCGGGTCCGGGTTCAGGAAGTTCGGTTGCGGCAGGTTGTACAGGTAACGCCACGCTTCGCTTACGTCCTCGGGGCTTATCGCTGACCGCAGGCGCAGGTTGCGGGGTTGGCGTGGTTGATACATCGGGGACTCCTTGAAACTCGGGACGGGCGAGGTACGCGTCCACTTTTTGTACGATCGGCGCACTCTTTCCTTCCTTGTACACCGTGAGCATCTTCTTGACTTCGGCAGCGTCTTCTGGCTTTGCAATGTCCAGCCCGTGGATGGGATGGTCCGGTTTGCGCAGAATGGCCGAATGCCCAATACCCAACGCGCCCAGCACGTCAGGAGACATCAAAGTCGGCACGGTCTCTGGGGTGGGTTTGGCCCGGACAGTTGGCTCAGGAACTGGTTGCCCATCGGGCTGCTGCGAAAACGCAGACTGCTCAGCCAACGCAGCTTCACGTGCTTGCTGCTCAGCCGCCGCACCTTCGGTTGCCTCACGCTCAACGCGCTGGCGGTATGCCTCATCCACACCTGCAAGGGTGTAGTCTTTGATCTGGCCGTCCAGATACTTGATGCGTTGCTGGATTTCTGGTGTCTGCTCTGCAGCCTTGAGCTGCTCGCGCATCTTGACCAGATCGGCGTACTCGAACGTGGCCTCCAGCATGAGGTCGGCTTGTCCGGCTGCTTCAAGTTCCTTGGGCGTGAGGGCCACCCCTGCTTTTCTCGCAGCGGCGGTAGTTACGGGCCTGCCTTCATCCACCTCGGACGGGCGTAATGCAGCCTCATCGGGTGCCGGTGTCAACGGTAAACCGGTCAACCCCACCGCAGGCTGGGTAGGTCTTGGCAACGCTTGGAACAGTGCGCCTTGATCCTGCCCTTGCTTGAGCTGTGGGCCACGATCTGCTTCGCGCTGTTTGATAGTTTCTGCCACCTGCGTGCGGCGTGTGCGGATTTCCCGCATGCGCTGGTTGTCTTCGGGGGTCTTTTTCTTTTTCTCTTGAAGTGTGGCGTATTCCTTGTTCAGCATGTCCAGCTCTTGCTGGAAGAACTCGGTGTCCTGTGCCTGCTCAAGGCCAAGCTGCTGTTGGCCAGCGGCTTCCAGCTCCTCGGGGGTACGGGCAAAGCCAGCCTCTTGCGCAACCTCTGTGGTAAGGGGCATGCCCTCAAACAAGTCAGACGTGCGCGGCGCGGCTTCATCGGGCGCTGGCTCCAGAATCTGACCTTCGCTGTCAGTCCCTGTGGGCAGCGTGCGTTGCGGTTCGGTGGGCTTCTCCAGCCCCCGGAACAACTGCCCTTGCTGACCGACGTAGCCTTGGGCCTGTGCAGCTTTTGCCTCTTCACCAAGCCCTTGCTCAAGTTTGAGCTGCTCACGGCGTTCCCGCTCTGCTTGCGCTTTTTGTTCGGCATCGGGGACTTCGCTTGCGGCACCTTTAACACGGCGACCAAGCGCCATATCCAGCAAGCCCTGCACCAGTGCGCCCGTAGCGCCACCATAAGCTGCGGATTCCCCGACTTGCTCAATGATGGCTTGCTCGGGTTTGTAGATGCCTTTGGCAATCAAGTTCTGTGCAACTTGTGATGCGGCTTCTTGCGCACCCTCTTCCCCGCCAGCAATCAATGCACGCTTGACCTGTGCAACAGCACCTCGTTTGATCGGGTCGGCAAGTCGGCTCAAGATTCGCACAGGGGCAAACATCTCTGCAGTACCAACGACCGCACCCAAACCAGTGGCAAGACCACGATCATCCGCAGTAGCCCCACCTTCTTCAGCGCGGCCACGAGCCTCGCCAGCGCCAGCCCCCACACCCAGTGCAGTGCCAGCAATACGACCCGCAACGCCCAGTGGCGCGGATGCAAGGAACGGGACTGTGGAGCCTACGGCTTCGCCAAACTTACGGCCTATGGATTCCTCGTAGCCCGCGCCAGCTTCAAACGGTTTGCGTGCCGCTGCAGCAGTGGACTTGATGGATTCTCTGACGGCTTTTTCCCTCTCGTCGGGTAGAAGTGCAGACGCACCCACCGCAGCGCTTTCGGCAAGGCCGATGGCTCCGGGCACTATGCCCTTGAAAAACTCTTTGACGTTGCCGCCAACGGTGGTTTCTTTGGGTGCGGCAGGAGCCGGGGGTAGTTTCCCCAACTCCGCTTCTATCATTCGCTGCGCTTCTTCTGGTGGTGTCCCGTCTGGAACTTGGAATCTTGCGATACGGCCATCAGGGAGTTTGAAGCGAGCTATTGGCATGGAAGTTACTCGTATCCGAGGAATTGAACTCCGCCACGTGCGCCAGTGGGGGAGGCTGGCAGCATTGTACCCAACCCCGACATCTGCGCAAGTTGTGCGTTGATCAGTGCAAGCTGGGTTTCTAGCGGTTGCCTCCTTGCAAGATTGTTTGTACCAACGGCGGGAATATCTTTTAACTGATTGGTTAGGTTGGTGGCCTGCGCTTTGAGGGCATCTATCGCAACCCTACTCTGCTTGGTCCCCGCAGTGTCTCCCCGCGCAGCGATCATGCCCTGCACGCGCTCCCTATTGCGAAGGTTCTCCTGCCCTTGCTCGTAGACCTTTGTCTGCCCTTGAATGTACGACTTAAACAGCTCGGTCGCGCTCTTTTCGTCTGCTCCATAAGTTTCTTTTGCGACACCAAACAGAAGCTCTTTGCCTTTGTTGATGTTGTCGTCGCGCTCTTTTTCCAGAGCCCGAATGTCTTTCTTGTTCATGTCCTTGCGGTTCAGGCGCAACTCTTCAATGTTGTCCCGAGCGTCGTCCAACCGTTGCTGGGCAGCACGCAGGTCTTTGAGACCAGCGGCGTATTGCGCTGTACCCACCTGTGCGCCTTGCCCCAATGCAGTAGCAAGGCCACCCCGAGTGGACATGATGGCCAGACCAGCGTTCAGGAAAGCCAGACCTTTATTTTCGTTTCTCTGCCTGCCAATGTCTGCTTCACGGGCGTTCAGCCGCGATTCGCGGCCTTTGAAAATATCGCCCTCTTCTTCGATCTCTTTTTTGCGTCTCGCCAAGCGGTCTTCGCCCTGCTGCTGGTAGAGATTGCTCAATCCGACAGCCTCGTTCCGTAACGCCCCGCGCTGGTAATTTACGTCGCGCATCGCTTCTTCTTGCGCTTCCCGTATAGACTTCATGCTAAATGGGTCTGCTGCGCCCGGAGCAGTAGGCGCAGCGGCCTTATCCGTGGGGGCACCGCTATCAGTTTTACCTTTACCTTTGGCTTCAACTTTTGCAGGTGCTCCATAAACGGCTGCGTTCGCTCTTGCGGGTTGTTCAACCCGATTAAGCATGCTGCGATTTACTGCCGGAGTGAAGGAAGGCGCGGGGGCAAATGTGGGGGCTGTTATGCCCTGCATCATCTGTTCCGCAAAGTCACCGCCCGTGGGGATGTTCAATGGGGCAGCGGTTTGGGTTGCCCCCTGCGTAGATTTTGCCTGTAAAGCTGCAATCGCTTGGTCTATGGCGGACGTGTCCGCGTTGGATCGTAAGTACCGTTCACGTGCTGCCAAGAGACTGGCAAGGCGGGGGTCCTGCACAAGCCCTGCGGATTGATAACGCTCAACATCACCGCCGTCAGCAAACGCAACGATGCCGCCACCTGCGAAGTTCATCTCGCCTGTGGGGAGTTGGCCAATACCTTGGTCTTCTGGCATCTGCTGGGTTTGCGCAGGAGCTTGGGGCGATTGTCTGGTGAACTCTTTGTACTCAGCTTCTTTCTGCGCATCAAGCATCTGCGCCAGTCTTGCAAGCTGCTCCGGGCTTGCGCCCTCCATATTACCCATGCGTGCGATTTCTTGGTCAACCACCTTGGGTTGCTCTTGCATCGCGCCCTGACCTGAAGCACGCATTTCTTTGCGGCGGTTGGACTCCGACATGGCCAGCGCCATGATGTACGGATCGTTCTTGTGCATCTGCGCGTATTGCTGCAGCTGCTGGTCAGGCAACTTGGCCAGCGTGGAGGTGATTTTGTTGACGTCGATCATGGCCTACCTCAGATTTTTGACAGGGCCAGCTCAGCCAGACCTGCCGATTTTTTCTTCACTTCACCGCCTTCGGCCATCCGGCTTGCGCCGTACAGCGCAGTGCCCGCGCCAACCAG